TTTAAGTGTGAGCATACGGAAAGCACCTTTGACCAGTTGAGATTTGGTCATATCACGAACTTGTTTATCGTTCAGTGCGTCAGTAATCTCTTTCTCCGTAGAAAGCATTCCCAAAGAGTCTAGTACAAACATACAAGGTTTGCGTTCTTCTACTGGTTTCTTAAGATACATATCTACAGCTTTGAGCGCCTTTCCACGAAACTCTTCAATAGTAACAACATTGACAACCACAAGACGAGAAGTATCAATTCCACGGGATTCTACAAGTGATTTGGTGATAGCTGCCTCAGTATCAAAATAGAGACAATACCCATCGGGATTGGAATCAAGAAAATTCTTAACCACGGCGAGGCTGAAGAAAGTCTTTCCAGTAGAAGACTCTCCAGCAATAGCAGTAATCTTATTCCCAGAAACACCCCCAAATATACTACCTGAAACCAGTGCGTTAAAAATATAACTACCGGTGTCAACGTAAGTTTCTGTTTCATCTATATCTGCGGCAAGTTTGGTGTATTCTCCACCAATCTCTTTTACAATATCTGATAAGAAATCCATCATTCAAAAAATGAGCTAAGGTTGATAGTTTTTTCCACTTTCCATCCGATAGAATCAAGAATAGATTTCATAGGTTCTAGAAATGATTTCTCGAATTGTAGGTCATAATCAATGTATTTGTCAATTCCAAGTTCTCTTGGAAAATCTTGAATGTATGAGATTACATTCTCGTGAAATGGATTTGGTTTTTTGAGATAACAAAATTTAACCTTTTCTCCATTCTGAATAAGTGAATATTTATTCGTTAGGTTCCTTTCCTTAATGTAGTGATTATACAGAAGAGCTCCTCTAACGTGAATGGGAGTTCCTTTGATGTAAATTTCTGACGAAGATTTGTACTTTTGAATATCAGATGCTGACCGTGGGAAGGAGATATCCTCCGGAGAGAGTTTGTTAAACTCCTTTCTACACTTATCAATGTAATCAATCACATCATCTTCAGTACCAGACATCATCAGTTTGAGACCATCCTTGAGCATCTTGCGACAAGGTGCTGGAGTAGATGATTTGACAGCTTCAATTCCCATCATCTTCAGTTTGGGTTCCTCATAACGAACACCTTCACTATCCCAGACATTGAGGATGTATCTTTTCTTTGCTGTCCAGATGCCACGATCTGCGATGTTCTCACGTTTCATCTGCATCTTCTGGTCATATGCATTCACATAGTCCGCCAGTTCTTGGTAGCAACTCTCAATATACTTTTCAAGTTCCAACTTACAGATCTTATCAAGGAAAGAAACAACGATTTCATTAGTTTTCTCTCTTCCTTTGAATACACGGTCAACCAAAGGACCCATATTAAGATAGATAGAATCAGTATCAGACGCAATAACATAATCAATATTCTCCGTTTTCAGAACCTTATTCAAATACAGATTCATTTTGTTCTCAATCCAACGGATAGAAACCTGACCGGAAAGAGTAATGGCTTCGGCATTGTCCAGTTTATAGTATCTAAAATACTGATTGCCGACACTTCCGTAGGCTGAGTTCAGTTGGATCTTTCTAGCCATCTGAAAGTTATTATACTTGGAGATGTCCTTTTGTGTTTGATCTCTTAGTTTCAGAAGTTGAGAATCCGTAAGTTTGCTGTAGTCAGTATCTGAAACTACAATTTCATCTTCCTTGTCCTGTTTGTTCCCACCGATTAAATACCCAATAACTTCCTCCAGCCCAAAGGCATCTTTGTACGATTATACCACTTTTTACTTATTATATCCAGGTCGGTTGTTGTTCTGTGTAAAATAATCCGCCCATATGACATTTTCAGGACAATAATCACCATTACTATCCAATCTCTCAAGAGTCATACCCTCTGGAGGATCACCCATATCTTCATAGAAGTTTATAAAGGTTCTCCATCTATCACAAACCTTTATACCTTTTGCCCCATACTTATGATAACCAACACTATTAGGGTTATGACATCGCATTACCATAGAGTTCCACCTACCATAAAGTTTTGTTTTGGTTCCTTGATGATTTCTTTCTTTTCTGGCACAACCGCAAGATATAGTTGTACCATTTTTCAACTTCTCTTTCCTTACACATTTTTCATTTCCACAAGAGCACTTACACAACCAATATGTGCGTTTTCCTTTGATTTCAACAGAGAGAGCAGTAAGCCTGCCAAAGGTTTGTCCTGCCAAATCTTCTAACATAACACCCCCAATAAAGTATTATTTATGTTATATCATATTTTATTGAGAGAGGCCACTACTTCAATCCTCGTTTCTTCATTTCAGCTTCAATATCCACAAGTTTTTGTTTTGATTTGAGCATCTTGTTTTTGAACATCTTTCGGTCCTTATACATCTTCTCCATCAACCTAGGAAGAAATCCAAGAATATCTTTTCTATACATTGCACCATTAGCACATACAGAATAGTCCTTATACATCTCAAAATCCACTTCTTTTTTTAGAATTTTATCCACCGTAACTGTTGGATGTTTTTCTTCCAAAAGAGTTTCAGGACTTACATTGTACATCATAATTAAATGTGGATATAGGGAGTTCAAGTCAAAACTTACCACATAATCATAAACTCCAGGAACAGGTTCTTTTACATAGGCTCCAGCATACTTTTCGTCCTTTTGATTTGTATTTCTTGGTGGAATTACAATGCCTCGTTTCTTTAGATCGGTGTAGATGATATTGTCCCACATACGAACCTGATAGAAGACATCATTATAGTTTACTTTGGCGTCGTATGCCATAGTAATAGCCAACTCAATCAGTTTCATCTTCTCTTCAAGACGATCCACAAGTTCCACGTCAATAATGTTATACTCAACAAACTTTTGCCAGTTCTTAGTATAAAATTCTTTGAAGGTATCAAATTCAGAGTGATCCAGTTTTTGTTGACCGAGTTCTACTGAAGCAATGTAATCTAGTCGGTAAGATTCTTGATTTGTATAGGTGAACTTCTTGTAGAGATCCAAATAGTCTAGTTGAGTAACTCCACCAAGTTCATACTGAATCTGTTTCCTACCAGAAACAAAGACCTCTTTCTCAGTTGCAAGACCCCAGGGGGATAGGTCTTTCATTCCCCGATCACCAAGAACCCGATTTAGACGACGACAGATATACGGGATGTCATAAAGTTGAATGTTCCATCCAGTAATAACTTCTGGAGTATTGTCTTTCCAATAGTCAATAAACTTTTGAAGGAGTGTATGCTCAGATCCACATTCAACGTATTTTACGTTACTTTGTTTGTTATTGAACGGATGAATTCCCCAGGTGATGATTTGCTTTGTTGCATAATCCTGAATTGCGATTGTAAGAATCTCCTCTGAAGCTGATTGAACATCCGGGAATCCATTCTCAGAAGCAACCTCAATGTCAATTGTAACCAGTTTGACTTTGGTAATATCAAACTTGATTTCATCCTCGGGATATTTGTCTGAGATGTATTGAAAGACGTATCTATCATTTCCGTAGATTTTGAATCCATCTACGTTCTCATACTTCTTATAAAATTCTCGGCAGTCACGAACAGAACCAGGGGAGATTTTTTCTACATAATCACCCTCCAGAGTTTTGTATTGAGTTTGTTTTTTAGAAGGAACGAAGAGAGTAGGAAAATACTCCTCCTTATACATTACATGCTTACCATTTTCATAACCACGAAAAAGAATCTGATTTCCAATCAGAGCCACATTGGTATAAAATTTCATTTAATCAAATTTTGATACTTTTCAAGAAGTGTTGGTTTTGGGTCTACAATTGTGAGAATCTTATCCGAATGAATCATAAATGTATTTTGAGATGAAACATTTACCAACCAAGGAGATAGAGTTTCATCCGATGGATTTAAAAGAAATGGTTCAATAAGCTTACAATCAGGTTCTCCAAGTTCTGTAGATACTTCCTCAATCTGAGAGAGTAACATCTGATTGTTCATCAACACTAGAATTTTCGTCATTGTTAAATTGATTTTCGTACATTTTTTTGAGACCTGGAATTGGATCTACTGCAGCAACAAAGTAATCAACAGGAATGGCTACAGAAGAATCT